GGTCAAGGGGCAGCAGGGTGAAGTGCTGTACGACCCGGAGACGAACCAGATCGTGCGCGACTACTCCGGCCGGCTGCACGCGTACAAGACGGCCATGGACGCTGCCGACCGCGAGCGCAAGATGTTCGGCGTGGATGAGGCGACCAAGCTGAGCATCGACACGGGCGAGGATGAGGCGTCGCGCAAGGTCGCTCAGGAGGCGGGCGCGTACCTTAACCAGGGGGACGAGAGTGAGTGAGGACCCGTTGATCGCGGCTGAGGCGCGCACCCTGGACGCGGAGCGTGCCAACCAGGAATTGCGCGACATCATCGCCGCTTTGCTGATCAAGTACGCGTCGTACGTGCCCGATACCGGCACGCGCCGCGCCGTGTTGAATCCGGACGTGCTCGGCTCCGTCGAGCCGTCGTTGCTCCACGTCGACACATCCGTGCCCGGCATGGTCACGATTCGATACGGGGCACCCTGATCCTGCCTCCGTCCTCTATACTGGACGCAAGCAGGAGGTGGGGGTGAATGGTATGCGTGGTGACGTCGTGTGGGGCTAGCCCACCCATAAGCGGCTCGGATCTCTTCGGAGGTCCGGGCCGTTTCTTGTTGCGGCATCCGCTCCCATCCTGTCTGCTATAGTGGACGCAGCAAGGCAGGCAGCCCACTACTCGCCACCCGCCAACAGGAGCCGTCATGACCAAGCCCGAGCCCGCCGACCGGCCCATCTGCGGAGAGCCCGCCGACACGAGCCGGTTCTTCCACTGCCTCAAGGAGGCCAACCACTACGGCGAGCGGCACCACGTCGACTTCGGCGTCGGCTCGTACACCTGGGGCTACGTCCCGACGCCCGAGGACGATCCCTGGACGCCGGGCGAGTACGACCCGACCGGACCACTGCGATCACGTGCAGAGTAGACACACTCGCTCACCCTTGCTATAGTGGACGCAGCAAGGCAGGCAGGGACAACTACAGAGCGGGAGAACCACCATGATCAAGGCACTCATTCCCACGCGCGCTGACGAACTGATCCCCGGCATGCGGGTAGACGCGAAGATCGGAGCGGGCCACGTGGACGAGGTTGAGTCCATCCGGTACATCGACGTCCCCGGGAACCGCGAAGATCGAGTAGTAATCACCTTCAGGGGGACCGCGATCTGCAATGAGCGTGAGGTCCGCGCGAGCACGATGTTCGACGTTATCCCCCTGGACTGATCAACACAGAACCCCGACCCGAAAGGGTCGGGGTTCTGTGTTGCGCCTACCTCCCCTATGCGCTATAGTGGACGTATCAAGGCAGGCAGCGAGCGAGGGAGATTCCCGATGACCAGGATTCCGGTATATGTGCAGCGGATCAAAGAGGCACGCGTCCAACTGACCAGCCTCGACCCGTTGAACGAGAGCGCGTTCGATCTGATCAGTGAGGTGATCTGGGACATTCAGCATTCGGCCAGATCCATTCGCCTTTGGTTCAGCAAGGGAACGCCGGCTACGACGTCCCTGGACAACGTTGCGGACATCTTGGTCTACCTGGACCTGCGTAGTCCCGACGCGCCCAAGGTGCTAGACGAAGCGGCCAAGGCGCTGGATGAGTGCGTGAGCGCGCTCGGGTACTGATCCAACCAAGATCCCCGGACCGATGGTCCGGGGATCTTGCCGTACCATAGGGGACGTGGCTCGATACGACGCGGGGTGGCATAAGCGCCTGCGTACCCTGCTGTGCGACCTGCCGCACCGCACGCCCGAAGAACGATCCGCCATCCGGCGCGAGCTGGCTCGAGATCCGGTCGCGTTCGCGATCATCTACATGCCACATCACCTGCGCGATCCAAACGGGAAGATCACGTTCGCCGAAGTCCACTACGAGTGGGCACGCGCCGCGCTCACCTGGACGAACGGGCTACCCGAGCCGCAAGAGGAACGGCACGCCTTCATTGCGCCCCGCGAGACTGGTAAGTCGACGTGGTGGTTCCTGATCTTGCCCATGTGGGGCGCGGTCAATGGCCTGATCCGGTTCGCGGTCGCGTTCGCCAACGCGGACAGTCAGGCAACCGGCCACCTCACCACGTTCAAGCGTGAACTCGAACGCAACGTTCTCTTGCGCGCCGACTACTCCGAACTGTGCCAGCCCGCGCGGCAGCAGTCTGGTGGCACTGTCGGGGACCGGCAGGGCATGCTGCACAGCAGGGCCGGGTTCGTGTTCGCCGCCAAGGGCGTCGACTCGGCCACGCTCGGACTCAAAGTCGGCGAGCAACGGCCAGACCTGCTGATCTTTGACGACATCGAGCCGCACGAAGCGCAGTACAGCCCAGAGCAAGCTAAGAAGCGCCTAGGCACCATCACGGACGCACTGTTCCCACTCAACATTCGCGCCCGCGTCGTCATGGTCGGCACCGTCACCATGCCCGGCAGCGTCATGCACCAACTCGTGAAGTCAGCGAACGGCACCTTGGAGCCGGACGAGGGTAAGTGGATCGCGGACGAGAAGATCAAAGCCCATCATCACGTGCCCATCCTGGCCGACGACGGCACCGAGCGCAGCATGTGGCCGGAGAAGTGGCCGATCGATTGGCTGCTCTCGATCCGTCATACTCGCAGTTACGCGAAGAACTACCTTAATGACCCGCTGGGCATGGACGGCGATTACTGGACGTCGGACGATTTCAGGTACGAGTGGTCCGGGCCACCCCCCACGCGCTGGCTGTTGCAGCTCGACCCTGCCGTCACCACCAAGGGCACGTCCGACTACACCGGGTGGGCCGTGGTCGCTTACCGGCCCCGGATGCCCGAGCACCCCCCGCGCGTGCTGGTGGTCGCGGCCGGGCGGGTCCGCCTGACCGGGGAGGCGCTGCGCGCGTGGGTGATCCGCAAGCTGACCGAGTATGAGCGCATCCGGGCCGTTCGCGTGGAGGTGAACCAGGGCGGCGAGCTGTGGTTCACCGTGCTCCACGACCTGCCCGTCAAGCTGTTGGTGCACTCGTCCACCGAATCCAAAGAGGTGCGATTCTCCTACGCACTGGACTACTACCAGCGCGGCGGTGGCATGGTCGTCCACGCTGAGCGCATCCGGGCAGCCGAAGAGGAAATGGTCGCGTTCCCCCGCGCCCCGTACGATGACGTCGCCGATGCTGTCGTGTCCGGTGTGTTGTTTTTCCTGAAGGACGTGCCGTTGGCGGACTTGACGGCCGAGACAAGGAGTTATCTGTGACGGTCACCTGTCGATCCGTAGGCTGTGGACATCCGGTCGAATGGCACACTGGCGCGAACACCACCAATCCCGAGTGTGAGTGCTGTTCGTGGCGCAAGAACCTGCCAAATGCCCGGTGGCAGACTGGACCGCTGGGACTGCCTGTAGTGATCGAGGGGAACGCCGATGACCGGTAGCGCCGACCTGATCGAGGGATTCACCGCGATCGAGGAACATGTCGAGGCCTACAGGCGCGCCGACGACTACGCGACCGGCACCATCCCTGAGCGGTTCGCGTCCGCGAAAATCCGGGAGCGCCTGCGCGGCTCTGGCGACGCGTACCGGTTCCGGCTGGCCCGAAAGCCCATCACAGCCCTGACGAACCGCGTCGGCATCGCCTCGATCACGTCGAGCACCGGAGAGTCCGTGGACGCGCGGGTCGAGCTGATCCGCAAGGCTAACAACATGGACGTGCAGGAACCTTTCATCATCGATCGGGTAGCCACGTACGGCGACGCGTACCTGTTCGTCTGGCCGGTCGATACCGGAGATGACGAGGATGATGGCGTCTTGACGCCGACTGAGAGGTTGCTCCGTGAGGCTGGCGTAGAGCTGACCTACCAGTCACCCCTGAACTGCCGCGCCATGTACGAGTCGGAGGATGGCCGGCGCTGCCGGTACGTCATCCGCCGCTGGCTCGAGAAGACGGACGCGGGCGCGGTCTGGCACGCTGAGTTGTACTACCTGGGGTACATGGAGGCGTGGATCTCGGACCCGGGCGCATCTGGCCTGGACCCCGCGCAGTGGAACCCGGAGATGATCGATGGCGAAGAGTGGCCGGTTGAGTACGACGCCTCGCAGATCGTGATCAAGCACCTACGGACCGGGCTGCCGTACGGTCGGCCGCAGCACATTGACGCGTACGGTCCCCAGGATGCGATCACCAAGGCCATCGTGACGATGGTCGATGTGGACCTCGAGGCGCACGGCTACCCGGAGCGCGCGCGACTGGTTGACGAAACCGCCGCTCAGGACACCGCTCGGGATACGGTCAACTGGGGCGATGACGCGAAAGCGCCGGACGCGGACAGGCAGGCCGCACAGCCGGGCGGCCCCGGTACCGAGAAGATCTACCGTGCCACCAAGAGTGTGATTCAGTTTCCAGCGCCAGACCCGACACAACTCGTCAAACTGGTAGAGCAGTGGGTGCCGCTCATGGCGGTCGCCACCGACACGCCCGCGTGGGAGTTCGACCCGTCCACCGGTCAGCAGTTGTCCGGCATCGCGCGGTGGTACGCGGAGAAGCCGCTCCGGGACCGAGAGAGGGTGTTCAAGCGCTACCTGCTTCAGTTCATCCGCGAGACGTACTCGCTGGCGCTGGAAATGGTGGGGATTGAGGCGGGAGACCTGGACGTCGCCTGGACGCCGCCGGACGTGGCGTCCGATCCGGACTGGTGGGCCGTGGCCGGCATCCGTGAGGGCATGGGCGTACCACGGGAAGAGATCTTGATCGAGGCCGGCTACCTGCCAAACAAGGTCACCGAGTTCCTGGACGCGAAGTCGGACGAACGGTTCTGGGCTGAGCGAGTCGCCGTCCTGTCCAGCCTTGGTGAAGCGCTCAACCAACTGTCCGGTCCGGTGTCCATGGGGATCATCGACGCCGCCAAGGTGTCCGCCCTGGTGGACAAGATCATGACCGACGCGGGCGAGCCCGCGATCGGTGGCGACGGAGAGAAGGACGAGCCGCCGCAGCCCAAGGTCATCCCGGGTCAGGTCGTGCCGACTGAGCAGGTGCCGACCGAGTGATCCCGCGTAGCGTACGGCACCGACGTGGGCGCTACCGCTGGACGTGGGGGTATACCTGGATTGACACCCCGTACGTCCGCCGGTTGCACCGTGAGGCGTTCGGCGACCATGCCTGTCAGTGGTTTCCATCGTGACGCAGCCCGTTCCGGCCGTGCCAGATGACGAGTCGATCGCGTACGAGATGGCAGCGGTCACGGCCGTAGTCGGCCCGATCGCCGCTCAGGTCGCCGCCGCGTTCGCGGTTGCGTCAGTGGCCGTGGCCGGTGGCACGATCACGGGCGCGGCAGCGGTCGCGCTCGGGCACGCACTCGCGCAGCGCCTTCGTGGCGTGTCCTGGCCGGACAGGTCCGCCGTACTCGCGGACAGGATGCAGGGCGCTGTCCAGCTCGGAGTCCGGACAGCACTGGACAGCCTGCCCCGGGCGGACAGGCCGGATACCGTGCCCGTGTCCAGTCCAGACAGGGTGCCGGACATCGACGCGACCGTCCGGGGCAGGCTGTCTGAGGCGGCGGACATCGCTGCCGCAACCGGACTCGCGTCCAAGCGCGACCTTGACCGAGTGTCCGGCCGCGCCAATGCCGGGCTCGCTCGGGCGCGCGGGGCGGTGCGGTATGCCGTCAACAACGGGATCAACTCGGGTACGGCGGACACCGCTCGCGCCACAGGGAAGCGGACAATCTGGGTTGCCGAGCGCAACGCGTGCCTGCACTGCCTCGCGTACGCCGGGTGGGCGACCGAGCCGGATCAGGAGTTCCCGCACGGCCTGACGTTCGATCCTGCCGGCGGCCTGCCCGTGCACGACCTGCTCTTGTGGCCCCCTCTGCACGCAAATTGCCGCTGCCGCATTGCGTTGCATGATGGACCGGCCGGGCCGCCACCCGCTGATCGTTCCCGCGTGGACCCTGCCGCCCGGCTCGCGGCGGAAGCGCGGCGTTCAGTGGTGTACCAGTGGTCGGATTACGCGTCTAGGAATGCCGCCCAAGGGGCGGCGACAGCCTTGCTCGATCAAGGTGCTGCCCTGGCCGATAGTGTGGAGAGACGGGCTCGCGCGGCGCTTCGTGCCGGGCGGACAGTGAGGAGACCAAGGTGAGCACGGACAACGAACAGCCGGACGCCGAGCCGGACGAGGCGGACACCACTACCGAGACGGACACTGCCGAAGAGGACACCTGGACGCCGCCGGACAGGGCGGCGTGGGACAAGCTGACCGAGAAAGCCAAGACGCGTGACCAGAAGTTGCGCGAGGCGCAGGCTGAGATCAGGCGACTCAAGACGCCGGACAGCGCGGACAACGAGCCAGACCCCGTGTCCGTGGCGAACGCGCGGATCGTCCGGGCCGAAGCGAAGTCTGTCCTTGCCGCCGCTGGGATCACGGACAGGGGCGACGTCTCCGCAGTGCTGGGCGTACTCGACCTGTCCAGTATCGAGGTGGACGACGACGGCGAGGTGGACTCCGACGCCCTGGAAGAGGTGGTGGAAAGGCTGCGCAGGGCGTTCGGTGGTGCCCCCACCCGGCCGCGCCCGCCAAGGTTGGACACGCGGGATCGTGGAGGCTCGCGTGGTGAGCCGGTTGATCCGGACACGGCGCGTCGGCGTCGGTTCCTGACCGGGGGCAGGTAGGCTGTAGCCTCCACGGAGGGCTGGCCGTCCCCGCACAGCGGTCAGAGAAAGGGCATCGACCGATCTTCCCCGATCTCGGTCGATGCCCTTTCCCTTTGCCCTCTCCCGCCCTATGGTGGACGTAGCAGGTTCACTATAGGGAGGAAAGATCATGGCGGACAACAACGCGGGCAGTCAGGCGACCGCAGCGGCGGCATCGAACGCGAAGGAGCTGCGCGAGTACTTCGCGGCCCAGCGCGCGAAGCAGGGCAAGTAGGGGTTGCGCTCCCTGGGTACGTCCACTATAGTTGGGGTGAGTCGGGCCCCGAGACGCAACCCGATGGGTCGGCATCGACACCTAGCCCGACAGCTAACTGGCGCAAGGAGAGCAGCCGTGAAGAACCGAGACATCGAAATGCAAAAGGCCGTCCGCGACACCTACGGTCAGATGGACCGCAAGGAGATCCCGTACATGGAGGGGATCGCCAAGCTCGGGGAGATCGCAGACGAGCATCTCGCCAAGATCAAGGCCGAGAAGGGCTGCGATCGCTAGACCCGCACCAACCTCGATCCCCCGGACCTGTAGCGGTCCGGGGGATCTTGCTTTCGGGGTTGCGCCCGATCCCTACGTCCACTATAGTTGGGGATGCAAGCAAGGCAGCGAGCGAGGGAGTTTGAGATGATCCGCATTGCGAGCATCGCCGACGTGATCGACCGGGAAGTAGCGCCCGCCCTCGGTGAGTTTGGCGACGACTACGACCTTGAGGCTATCGCTCGGGAGGCTTTCGAGTTCCGGACCGACTGCGACGATCGGGGGAACCTTCTACTCGACACGCAGGGGTTCGAGCAGATCGTCAGCGAGGAAGAGTTCTGGGAGATCGTGGAGCGACACGCGAAGCGCTAGACCCGCACCACCCTCGATCCCCCGCTCTCCGAAGAGAGCGGGGGATCTTTTCGTTCAGGGGTTGCGCTCAGTCCCCACGTCCACTATAGTTATGGCATGGCGAAGACCAAGGAACAGAAGCTTATCGGCAAGACCATCCGGATCAAGAACGGCGATGATGACCACGGCATTGTGCGGCACGTGATCGGCGAGGGTCGGACCGCGCACTACGAGGTGCGGACCATGAGCGGAATCGTATGGCTGTTCCGCGATCAGTTCACGCTCCCCCGGCGCTAACCCGCACCACCCTCGATCCCCCGATCTCTTCGGAACCGCATCCGTCACGACAGTGGCCGGATTGTGGCTACGCGCGGCTGATACTTTGCGCCCCTGAGTGACACTTTGGTGCTCAGGGGCGGCACTTTGCGCTATGATCGCGCTCAGGTGGCCTGGACAGGCACCAGCACGGCCACTCGGACGAGAGCCGGACATCCCATCCGTTGATCTCTCCGAAGTGGAGTAGGTGCATGACCACCAATCGTCAGGACCTCGAAGTCCTCATTCCCGTTGAGGTCTCTCAGGAGGTCATCCAGCAGGTCGCCATGACCTCGGTCGTGGAGCGCATCGCACCGCCCGAGACGATGACCTCGGACACCAAGCAGGTAGCCCGGTTCGGCGGCTTCAGCGTCGGCGTGGTGGCCAAGGGCGCGGAGTACGGGTTCAGCCAGAACACTCAGGACATGGTTGACCTCATCGCCCGCAAGATCGGTGGCGCGGCGAAGGTCGCCGAAGAGGACCTCGTTGACACCATCACCGGCGAAGGCACCATGGCCAAGTACGAGCGTGAGGCTGGCTCCGCGCTGGCGCTGACCTTCGACAACGGCTGCCTGGGCACCACGGCCGCGCCGAACGGCACCACGGTCCCGTTCGCGTCGATCTACTACACGCTCTCGCAGGCTCAGACCACGCCGTGGGGCAACTACGCGGCCAACGCCAACATCACGCAGGTCGCGCGCAACGCCACGGCCACCGCGTACCAGGATGCCGTGATCGCGTTCCTGGCCAAGTACGAGGAAAGCCGCTGGTACGCCGAGGGTGACACCTTCGTCATGGCCTCGCCCGCCATCAAGTCGATCTTCCGGGGTATCCGCGACGCGGACAACAACCCGATCTTCGTCCCGGCTCAGCAGAACAACGGCAACCCGGTCCTGTTCGGCTACGAGACGAACAACGGCCTCACCACGGGCGCGCGCACTTCCGCGACCATGAGCCAGACACCGGCCGGCAACCCGCTGATCATCATCGGCAACCGGGCCGCGCTCAAGCGCGGTCTCGCGCGTACCAGCGCCGGCATGGTCCCGGGCAACCCGGGTGTCCAGTGGCAGCGAGCCGCGCAGGGCATCGGCTTCCTGTCGGACGAGTCGATCATGAAGGCCATGATGCGGCGCGCGTTCGTGACCACCGTGCCGCAGGCCGTGTCCGTCCTGGAGATCACTCCGGCCGTCTGAGCCGGTCCGGTACCGACACTCGCACCAGAAACGGAGTGACCATGGACGACAAGGACAAGACGGTCGAGGGCCAGAGCTTCTACGCGGAGCACCTCACCGGGTCCGGCACGATCAACCTGGACGGCACCTACGGTCCGCCCGAGCCGGACCCGACCGTGCAGCGCGGGGGGCCGGCCGGAGAGCACACCTCGCCGGGCGGCGTCGAGCGCCCGCAGCCGGCCAGTCTGGTACCGCCCGCCGCTCGCGCCGAGATCGAGTCGGCGCTCAGCAACAAGCGGTCAACTCGGGCGACCGGCCAGAAGTGACGCAGACTCCGCGCGGCCCGGTCCCGGTCTCCTCCGGCCGGGCCGCGCGGACCACCTGGACGGGAGGTGATCGGACGTGCCGTGGGCGACCGTGAGTGAAGTCGCGGACATGACGGGCGAGACCGTCTCCGTTTCTGACGTTGCCGCCGCTTCCGCCATGATCGACACGAAAGCCGGCACCTCGGACGACCTGCCCGAAGAGGCGGTCAGCACCCGTGACCGCAACCGGCTCAAGCGAGCGACGATCTGGCAGGCAGTCTGGCTCGCCTCCAAGCCGGGTCTGCTGACCGAGCGCGAGGCCGTGACGCAGACCGGCGCTGCCGGATCGAGCCAGACTCGCAAGTCGATCTCAGCGAACCTCTACGCGCCGATGGCGTTGCTGGAACTGGAAAATCTGTCCTGGAACGGCACGCGCACCGAGATTGTGCCGCCCCGCACCCGCCAGTTCTACCGCGACTCGTTCCTGAGCGAGTCGTCCGACAACTGTGGACCGTGGCGGCCCCTATGATCAACACGCCAACTACGTACGCCACGATCCTCGGGGGCACAGAATCCTCGAATGGCTGGGGTGATCCGATCGAGGGCAGCGACGAGATTCACACGCGGGTGCCGGCAGCGCTCGCCGTCCAGCCAATCCGGTCCACCTCGGACGAAGGCCAGCGCGAGCCGGTGGTGATCGAGTTCTGGACGGCGTACATCCCGCCGCACCTGGACGTGACCGACGCGCAGCGTTTCCGCGACGACCGGACGGGACTCGTCTACCTGATCGATCATGTGATCCGACCGCAACACGCGGGAATGCCGCAAGACACTAGACTTGATCTTAGGCGCGTGAGCTGAAAAGGCTCACCAGCGTGCCGCCGGCCCGGACGAAGAGGAGGGGCCATGGAGTTTCGTACTGATGAGTCCGGCCTGACATCCTTACGGATCGAAGCCGAGGGAAACGCCGTCGAGCCGCTCGCCAACGCGATCTTTGACGACTCGCAACGCTACGTCCCCGTTCTCTCCGGCGACTTGAGGCGGTCCGGCCGGATCGAGCATGTGGACCACCGTACCCGGAACGTGGTGTACGGCGGCGGACCTGATGACGTGGAGTACGCCGTCTATCAAGAGGTCGGCACGACGAAGATGGCAGCTCAGCCGTATTTGAGGCCTTCCGCCTACAAGGTGCGTGACCTGTGAACCCCCCCAGTTCGCCCCTGGTGGCCGCCGCGTTCCTGGTGCACCTTGGACTACCAGCCGGCACAGCAAGGCCCGTAGCGGCCACCTCGTGGGCCGCAACGGGGTTCCTGGTGGTGTCCACAGTCGGCAGCGTCGGCATTCGCGACCTGTCCCAGCAGCGCAAGCCGATCCTGTCGGTCGACTCATGGGGCGTCTCGCCCAATAGCAGCAAGCCACCGAAGGGCCTGGCCGCCGGCAACCTGGAACTGCTACGCCGGCACGTTGAGGCGTTCGCCGCGCCCGTCACCGTGAATCCCGGTACCGGTTACGCGCAAGCGATGATCACGGACGCGTGGATCGAGTCACCCGAGCCGCAAGAGATCCCCGACCCGGATGCGTCCTATGCGCACTACACGCAAGACATCGGGCTCGCATGGGTGAGTCTCGGATGATCAGGGGAGAGAGCATGACCGACAAGGTTGCCGTCCGGACCACCATGGAGCCGGACAAGGACATCGAGATGACCGTGACGGAAGCCGAGGATCTGCGCAGGCAGGGCCTGTTGGCTCCGCAGCGGCCGGAGCGCACCGCCAAGCCAAAGGGTGACGACAAGTGACTGTGACCGTAACCAACCTGCTAGCCGGACCCGCCAGTACTGTATGGATCGGGGACTTCGGCGCGGCCGAGCCGTCCACGATCGACGCCGACCCCGGGGTCGGGTGGCGCGACATGGGAGGCACCACGGGCGGACTCCGCCTGATGGCAGACCGCGAGTTCTTCTACCTGGACGTTGACCAGATCATCGGCCGAGTCGGCGCGGTGCCGACCCAAGAGAACTTCTCCGTCGCTACGTCACTGGCGGAAGCGACCTTGGGGAACTACGCGGCGGCGCTCAACCTGCCGGAGGATGCCGTGGTGGAGGCAACCGGTACCGCGACGTTGGAGCTTGGTGGCGCGCTTCCCGGGACCGGCCCAAACTACCGCGCGATCATCGTGGACGGGCGCGCGCCGCAGGGCTTCCGTCGCAGGGTGATCGTCCGCAAGGTGCTGAGTACGGCTACCGTGGAGGCGGGGATGGAAAAGGCCGGGCAGACGGTCTACCCGGTGACCTTTTCGGCGTTCTACGTCTCTGCCTCGATCAAGCCCGTCAAGAAGATCGACGAGACGGAGGCGTAGTCACTCTCCGTAGAAGTGCAAGGGGTGCAAGGGTCTAAACCATACGCGTGAGGGAAGAGAATTACTTAGAGAACTTTCCCCAAGACCCTTGCACCC